GCAGAAGATTCTAAATAACTAGAGAACTTATTCTTAGAATGAAAACTTTTTCACAATTTCTTCTAGAAGCAACTGACCCAAAGGGACCTATCAAAAAGTATATGTCCCCAGAGGAGATTGCGAAGAAGCACAAAATCTCTCTTGATACTTTAGAACCAGAATTAAAACTGGGAATTAAAGTAGAACTGGAGCATACTGGGGATAAGAGAATGGCAAGAATGATTGCTCTTCAGCATTTAGAAGAGTTGCCAAATTACTATTCCAAACTCAAGAAAATGGAGAAAGTGAATGAATCGAAAAGTGGTGATAGTTCTTTGCGTGACTGGTTTACTAAGAGTCGTGCTTCTGATGGCACCCCTGGTTGGGTTCAACTGGGTGGTAAATATGCGGGAAAGCCCTGTGCCAAGCAACCAGGACAAACCACAAAACCAAAGTGTGGTTCCAGTAAAATGAAGGCAGCACTCTCTGATGATGAGGAACAGAAAGCATTTGAACGCAAGAATCGTCAGGACCCGAATCCCGACAGAGAAGGTATGGCAAAGATGGTTGCCACAGAAGAGAAAGATGCTTGTTATTCAAAGGTAAAGTCTCGTTATAAAGTTTGGCCTTCTGCTTATGCATCTGGTGCTTTGGTTAAGTGCCGCAAAGTTGGTGCAAAGAACTGGGGAAATAAGTCAGAATCTTATGATTATTCCAATTGGAGAGAAGAATTTAAAGCAACAGAATATGAGTTCTTTGATGTAATTAAACCAGACCCAATTAAATCAAGTTCAGTATCCGAGAATTATACAAGGGTACAGTCTCGTGGCACGACTTATAGTATCGTGCTAAACTGGAGAGGTAAGTACCTGGGAGTTCAGATGTTCTTCCCACAATTCACAAGACCTTCTAAGGAACAAGTAACGTTTGAAGTATGCAAACTATATCCAGGTGCTAGGGTTTTGTCTTTCAACCCAGCAGTTAAAGACCCAACAAAACCCTTGCTATTTACTGGAGAAATAAATGGATCCAAATAAAATTGTTCTTGAGAATCTAACCAAAAACTTTGAATACGAAAAAATCGCAAGAGAAATTGATGCTTGCGATGACGTAGATGACCTTAAAAATATCGCAAAATCATACGTAAAACTTCATTTAAAATATCAGGAAACATTAGCAGGTTTGAATTTTAATAGTTTATGACTGAAAAACATTATAAGGGGAATCCCAATCTAAAGGCAGAAAATGTAGAGATTGAATTTACATCTGAACAAATTCAAGAATACTTAAGATGCAAAAGTGATCCAGTTTACTTTGCAATGAACTATGTCAAGATTGTTTCTCTTGATGAAGGTTTGATTCCCTTTGAAATGTATGATTTCCAGAAGGAACTCATTTCAAACTTCCACAATAATCGTTTTAATATTGCTAAACTACCTCGTCAGACTGGCAAATCTACGACGGTAGTTTCTTATTTGCTTCATTATGCCTTGTTTAATGATAATATAAGAATTGCTATTCTTGCAAACAAAGCAGAGACTGCAAGAGAACTTTTGGGGAGACTTCAACTTTCTTATGAAAACCTACCAAAGTGGCTGCAACAAGGTGTTGGTTCTTGGAATAAAGGTTCACTTGAACTTGAGAATGGTAGCAAAATTGTAGCAGCATCTACCTCATCATCTGCTGTCCGAGGAAACTCTTTCAACATTATTTTCTTGGACGAATTTGCTTTCATTCCAAACCACATTGCAGAACAGTTCTTCAGTTCTGTATATCCTACTATTTCATCTGGTAAATCGACCAAAGTTATCATCATTTCAACCCCCAACGGGATGAATATGTTCTACAAACTCTGGCACGATGCCGAGAGGGGAAGGAATGGGTATATTCCCCTGGAAGTTCACTGGAGTGCTGTTCCTGGTAGAGATGCTGCGTGGAAAGAAGAAACCATTAGGAACACTTCAGAACGTCAGTTCACTCAGGAGTTTGAGTGCGAATTCCTAGGTTCGGTCGATACACTTATTGCTCCGTCAAAACTTCGTTCAATGGTCTATGAAGACCCACTCACTTCAATTAAAGGTCTTGAGGTCTATGAGCATCCAGAGAAAGACCACACTTATATGATGACAGTTGACGTTGCTAGAGGAACAGGAAAAGACTACTCTGCATTTATTGTCGTTGATATTACATCATTCCCATATAAACTTGTAGCAAAATATAGGGACAATGATATAAAACCAATTCTATTTCCGTCAATTATTGATAAAGTAGGAAGGGCATATAATTATTCTTTTGTTCTTGTTGAAGTAAATGATATTGGTGAGCAGGTATCTAATATGCTTCACTTTGATTTAGAATATAGCAATCTTTTGATGTGTGCGATGAGAGGTCGTGCTGGTCAGTTGGTCGGACAGGGATTCTCTGGAAAGAAATCTCAACTTGGTGTGAAGATGTCTAAGAATGTTAAAAAGGTTGGCTGTTCTAACCTCAAGACTATTGTAGAAGACGATAAGGTTATTATTAAAGATTATGAAGTTATTAGTGAATTAACAACATTTATTCAACGTAATCAGTCATTTGAAGCAGAAGATGGATGTAATGATGACCTTGCAATGTGTTTGGTTATTTTCTCTTGGTTAATCGTTCAACCTTACTTCAAGGAGATGACCGATAATGATATCCGCAAGAGAATTTACGATGAGCAAAAAAATCAAATCGAGCAGGATATGTCCCCATTTGGTTTTATTTCTGATGGGTTAACTGATATGGAAACAACATTTGTGGATAAAGATGGAGATAGATGGTATACGGATGAATATGGTGATATGTCATATATGTGGGATTACAGATAATGGACATAGAAGAACAATTTGAAAGAGAATACTTATTTTTAACTGAAAGAACTTGTAGGGTTTGTAAAGAGACTAAAGATCTTATTGATGGATTCTATTTGACACATAAAGGCAGGGGAAGTATTCCATCTGCCTATTCTTATGAATGCAAGATATGTACTATAAAAAGAATACAAGAAAGTAGAAAAATAAAACATAAATTGAGTAATAATTGGGAATATCCAGATTGGTAGTTGTTCACTGGCAGTTTCCCCAACTTAAAGAGTGCAAATTATAAATATTATTAGACAAAATAGACTTCTTCAGAGGTAAACAGATGGCGGTAAATTTAGTATCCCCTGGGGTAAATGTGAGAGAAGTTGACTTGACTATCGGTGGCATTTCCCAGGCCGCTCAGCAAGTCGGTGCATTTTGTGGTCCATTTGAAAAGGGTCCAGTAAATCAACCAGTTTTAGTTGAAACAGAACAAGACTTACTAAAATATTTTGGAAAGCCACAGTCTGCTGACGGACAAAATGAGTATTGGTTAGTAGCTTCATCATATTTGTCATATGGTGGTGTTCTGAGAGTAGTAAGAACTAATTCTAGTTCTGCAACTCTTCTAAATACTGCTCATGTTGGAGTTGCAGGAACAGTATCTAATTTTAGAATTGAAAATAAAGAAGATTATCTTACAAACTATGCCGATGACACTAACTGGTATTTTGCAGCAAAAGAACCAGGAAGTTGGGCAAATAATTTAAAAGTATGCATGATTGACAATGCTGCCGACCAAATCATCAGTGGAATTAATACTCAATTCTCCACTATAATTGGATTAGCAACAGCATTTTCCGTTTCAAACGTAACTGTAGGAATTAATACCACTATTATTTCTGGTATTAATACTTCAGGAATAACTTTGGAAACTTTGGTCCAAACTGATACTCCTAGCAACGGAATTCAAGAAAGAACCGCAATTATTAGCATTAGTGGTGCCAATGGTGGAACAATTGTTCTAGAGGAGCCTTCAACAAATACCTCACCTTTAACAACAACTTTAAGATTTGGTTCACAGACAACATATGAATCACCAAATCAAATCCAAGTTGGTTATGCAGTAACACAAAGATTAAACAAAACTGGTGTTGAGGGATCTACTGTTGTTACATATGATGGATTTTTAAGAGGATTAGTTACTGAAGTAGGTGTTAATCAAATAAGTGTTAGAATCACAGATAGAGTTAATTCTTCTGGAGTATCAACTCCAGTAGAGTACAAAAATCCAGGTTCATCCACTGGTTTAAATGCATCATCATTTGATACATTTAGTGAAACCAATTATTATATTTCCCCATCTGGTGGTTCACCAGTACAATATAGTCTTTCAAATTCAACTATACTTGATTGGTACGATCAACAAACATTAGGACTTTCCAATAATACAGTATATTGGAGAAACATTGCATCTAAGCCAGGTACATCTCAGTATGCATCAGAAAGAAACTCTAAGTATGATGAAATCAACATAGTTGTTATTGATGATACTGGATCAGTAACAGGAATTAGTGGAAATATATTGGAGAAATTTATTGGTTTATCAAAAGCAATTGATGCTAGAATTTCCCCATCAGAATCAGTATATTATAAAACATATATTGAAAATAGATCAAATTATATTTACTCTGGTGCAAACCATACAGGAACAGCATCAAATATTATCCCACAAACTGGCACTACTAATGCATTTGCACTTACATCTGGAAGTTGGTCATCCGATGCACAAAATACAATATTTAATTCGATAGGAAGAAAGGCATACGCATTGTCTGCAGGATCAGATTATAGCGGTACAAATGGAGTTGGTGGGTTCTCAGTAACTACTTCTGAAGTAATCTCCTCATATGATGTATTCACAAATCCAGCAGAATATGAAATTAATTATATAATTAGTGGTCCTTCTGCAGCATCTTTATATGAATCTCAAGCAAAGGCAAATGCAATGATTGCTCTTGCAGAAAGTAGAAAAGATTGTGTTGCAGTAATTTCCCCACACCGTGATGGAGTCGTTAATGTTACAAATTCAGAAACACAAACAAATAATATCATAGAATTTTTTGAACCATTGTCATCAAGTTCATATGCAGTTTTTGATAGTGGATATAAGTATACATACGATAGATTTAATTCCAAGTTTGTGTACATTCCTTGCAATGGAGATGTTGCCGGACTAATGGCAAGAACATCCATTCAAGATTATGCTTGGTTCTCCCCAGCAGGAAGCTCAAGAGGTGCATTAAATAATGTAGTTAAGTTGGCATACAATCCAACTCAGGCACAACGTGATGCACTATACACAAGAAGAGTGAATCCTATTATTTCTTCTGCTGGTGCTGGATTTATCCTATTTGGAGACAAAACTGCTTTGGGATATTCCTCAGCATTTGATAGAATCAATGTTAGAAATTTATTCCTAACTATAGAAAAAGCAATTGAAAGAGCAGCAAGAGCTCAACTATTTGAGTTCAATGATATTGTAACAAGATCCAATTTTATTAATATTGTCGAACCATATCTACGTGATGTAAAAGGAAAGAGGGGAATTACCGATTTCGTCATTATTGCTGACGAAACTAATAATACTCCAGATGTTATTGATTCCAATCAATTTAGAGCGGACATTTACATTAAACCAGCAAGATCCATTAACTTTATTGGTCTAAACTTCATTGCTACTCGCACTGGAGTTAGCTTCTCTGAAGTAATCGGAACCGTTTAAATTTTAGAGGTACTCAAAAATGGCATCATCAAATATCCCAAGTTATAGAGAAAGAACTCTAGACAAATTTAAAGCCAAATTAATTGGAGGTGGAGCAAGACCAAATCTATTTGAGTGTGAATTAAATTTCCCAGACGGACTAGATGTTACTAAAGATGAAGACTTTTCATTTATGATAAAGGCAGCAAGTCTTCCTGCTTCAAATATTAATGTTATTAATATTCCTTTTAGAGGAAGAAATTTAAAAGTTGCTGGAGATAGAACATTCGATCCTTGGACAATCACTGTTATTAATGACACTAACTTTAAAATTAGAAATGCATTTGAGAAGTGGATGAACTTTATTAACAGACACGATGATGCTGCAGGAGTAATCACACCAGCAGCATATCAAGTGGAGATGAAGGTGTTCCAATTAGGAAGAGGTATTGCATCCGATTCCACAAGAGGAGCAGTTCCAGGTACTGACGATAAAATGCCAGTTCTCAAAGCATATAAGTTTTATGGAGTTTTCCCAACTTCAGTTAGTGCAATTGATGTATCTTATGATAATGCAGATGCAATTGAAGAATTTACTGTCGATTTACAAGTTCAATGGTGGGATACTGTTGATAGTGAGGGAACTAGGATCTTAGGCACAGCAGAGAACTTCTACTAAGATTATAAATATTAGAAACAGTTTTTCTAATATATTATAATGCCAAGATTATTTGGATTTAAAATCGAGGAACCGGAAGATAAATCTTCAAAGATTGTCTCTCCGGTTCCTCCTAATGATGAGGACAAATCAGATTTTTATCTGTCTAGTGGATTTTATGGACAATATGTTGATATTGAGGGCGTATATAAATCTGAAGGAGATTTAGTTAGAAGATATAGAGAAATGGCACTTCACCCAGAGGTTGATAGTGCCATTGAAGATGTTGTAAATGAAGCAATTGTTTCGGATTCCGATGATTCCCCTTTGCAGATTGATTTATCCAATTTACCAGCAAGTGATAAGTTAAAGGATAAAATTAGAGAAGAATTTAAATATATCAAAGAAATTATGGACTTCGATAAGAAGTGCCATGAAATTTTTAGGAATTGGTATATTGATGGAAGAATTTTTTATCATAAAGTAATTGATATAAACAAACCACAAGAGGGAATCAAAGAGATCCGATATATTGATCCTCTTAAAATAAGACACATCAGAAGATTAAAGAAAGACCAAAAGGATTTAAGATCTGCATTGAGTAAAATCAATTCCGATTCAAATGTAATTGATTTTAACCCACCAGAAATTGAAGAGTTTTATTTGTATAATCCAAATCAACTCTCTTCAATGACTGCAACCTCTGGTTCCAATTTCAAATCCGAGGCAAGGCAAGTAAGAATTGCTCCAGATTCAATTGCCTATATTACTTCTGGACTGGTAGATAGAAATAAGCAGACAGTTCTATCACATCTACACAAAGCAATCAAGGCACTCAATCAACTTAGAATGATTGAGGATTCTTTAGTAATCTATCGTTTGTCTCGTGCCCCAGAACGCAGAATTTTTTACATTGATGTAGGAAATCTACCAAAGATTAAAGCAGAGCAATATCTTCGTGATGTGATGAATCGTTATCGCAACAAGTTGGTATACGATGCTAATACTGGTGAGATTCGTGATGACCGCAAGTATATGGCAATGCTTGAGGATTTCTGGTTGCCACGTAGAGAAGGTGGTAGAGGAACTGAAATCACTACACTTCCTGGTGGTCAGAATCTTGGAGAACTTGCAGATATTGAATATTTCCAGAAGAAACTTTATCGTTCTTTGAACGTACCAGAAACTAGATTAAATTCAAGTAGTGGATTTAGTCTAGGTCGTTCTTCCGAGATTCTTAGAGATGAAATTAAATTTACTAAGTTTGTTGGAAGATTAAGAAAGAGATTCTCAAATCTTTTCAATGATATGTTGAAAACTCAACTTATCTTGAAGAATATTGTATCCGTAGAAGATTGGGAGACTCTTTCGGACCATATTCAATATGATTATTTGTATGATAATCATTTCTCAGAACTAAAAGATACAGAACTATTAAATGATAAACTTGCTGCCGCAGCAGCAATGGAACCATATATTGGTAAGTATTTTTCATTGGAGTATGTTCGTTCCAAGATTCTGAAGCAGAATGATGGTGAAATTAAGGAAATTGATAAGCAAATTCAGAAAGAAATTAAAGCAGGTTTAATTGTTGACCCCAAACTGGTTGTTACTCAGCAACAAGCATCAATGCAACCTATGGACCAAGGATTGGATATGAATCAGGGTCAACCCCCAGAACAACAATCTGGTGCTGCAATGGGAGAACCAGTAATGGAACCCCAAGCAGGGGAAATATAAATAAAAATAGTTATCTAAATTAATTGAATCATGGAAGAGCTACTTACAATGTTTGCAAATGATGAATCTCCAGCAGAGATTAGTGATGCAATCAAGGCAATGCTATTCACTAAATCCGCAGAAAGAATTGAAGCAGTAAAGCCTTATGTTTCTGCTTCAATGTTCGGACTGGACGATTCATCCGAAGAGGAGTGAGTTATTAAAATGAAATCATACAGACAATTTATTTCCGAATCTATTAATATTGCTGGTGATTTCAATGGAAATCTTTACATCAACGGTTCTGAAAATCAATCAGAACCAGTTGGTGAATCATTTCTTGCGGATGTAGTTTGGGAAGGAAAACTATATCGAATGGAAGTAGAAGGAAAGATGTTAGATAAAAACAAACTCACAGAACAGTTGCAGGGAGAATATCCTGGGGCAATTGTTCATAACGTTTATCCAATCACAGAAAATTCTTTAAAAGTAAGAAAAGCACAAAGATACCAACCAGAAAGACTAACTTGGACTGATTAATAATGGCACAGTGGAATAAGAATACGCAAGATTATCTAAATCAAGAGAGAACTCTATTTGAAGTATTCAATGTAGCAACAAAGGATGGAGAACAGGTAAGTGTAGATAATCCATTTCCAGTATCTCTTGGAAGTTCAAGTATCACTATTATTGGAGACATTACTATTCCAGGAATAGTATCTGTTACAAGTTCTCCTGATAATCCAATTCATAATCACATCGTTGAAGTTGGAACGGGTGGAACATTAACAGTTCCATATCTTCCAGTTGGTATTTCTACATTACTGAATACTGTAACGATTGGAAATACAGTATCAATCTCCAATACATCTTTTTATGTAACTGGTGTTGGTTCCACAGTTAATATTCAAGGAACAGTGGGTATTGGAACTACTGGACAAGTATCAATCAATGTTAATAATGCACCAGTAAGTTCTTCTAATCCATTTCCAGTCACCGGAACTGTTGCAATTTCTACAACAGCAGTAGTATCAACTGCTCTACCACCTACTCAAACTGATGCATTTGCAAGACTGAGGGTATCAAATCCACTTACTCTATTTGATAGTTCCCACAGATATAGAGACAATAATCTTTGGGAAAGTTTAGTTGTAGGAACTGGTTCTACAGTTGGATTTGTAACAGCACAAGGTTTGATTAATATTGGTATTGGAACTACTGCTGGTTGTTCTGCAATTAGAGAAACAACAAAAGTATTCTCATATCAACCAGGAAAATCATTATTGGTTTTAAACACTTTTGTAATGAATGCACCAAAAACAAATCTAAGACAAAGAGTTGGATATTTTGGTGCTGATAATGGAATGTATCTGGAACTTGATGGGAATACTTTATATTTTGTAGAAAGAAGTTTATCTACCGCAACCACAACCAGAGTCGCACAATCAAGTTGGAATATTGATAGGTTAGATGGAACTGGTGCTTCTGGTATCACATTAGACACCACAAAAGCACAAATTATGTGGATGGATATTGAGTGGTTGGGACTTGGAACCGTAAGAATGGGATTTGTAATCAACGGACAATTTATTCACTGCCATTCATTCCATCACGCAAATGTAATTGAAGGAACTTATATCACAACAGCATCATTACCTTTGAGATATGAGATTGCTAATACTGGAATTACTACAAGCAGCAGCACACTCAAACAAGTTTGCTCTACTGTAATTTCGGAAGGTGGTTATGAATTGCGTGGATTGCAACAGGCAGTAAATACTCCAATTACAGCACCAGTAGATTTACCTTCTCCTGCGGGAACTTATTATCCAGTTATTTCTATTCGTCTCAAAACTTCTCCAAATAGATTAGATGCGATTGTAATTATGACCGCACTATCCATAATGGGTATTGGAAATGGACCAGAATACAGCTGGCAAGTGAGAGCATCAGCAACTACTACTGGTGGAACTTGGGTGGATGCTGGTGTTGATAGTGCAGTGGAATATAAGATTGATGGAGGAACCGCGAGTGGTGGAAGAATTCTGGCATCTGGCTTTTTCTCAGCAACCAATCAATCTTCCACATCAGTAGATATTCTGAAAGAAGCACTATTCAAGTTTCAGTTAGAAAGAAATGGATTGACTGGAACTCCTTATGAATTGACACTTGTATGTGCTACGAATAGTGCTGGTGCTGATGTTTTTGCTTCCCTGGACTGGGAAGAAATTAGTAGGTAATTGAGTATTTTATAAATAACTAATAAAGTCTTTATTATACCAATGCAAAGAACAAAAATAATCACTACTGAGATTGTAATGCCAACTACTGCTGGCACTGCTTCTAGTATTAGTGAAGCAACTTGTGTGAGATTATATAACGGTTCTGGAGCAGCAGCAACTGTAAGTATTTCCACTGCAGTCGGTGCAGCAACAACATTGTCATTTACTATGCCAACTGGCACAGTTGAATTCTTACAAAAACTCCCAACCGATGTGATTTTTGCATCAGCAAATACAGTAAAAGTAGCAAAAGTAGGATTTACCAACTAAGAACAATGAAACTAATCACAGAAGAAATCGAAAAGGTTAAAGTTATTACCGAAGAAAAAAACGGTAAAAAATCCCTTTTTATTGAAGGTATTTTCCTCCAAGCAGATAAACCAAACAGAAACAAGAGACTCTATGAAATGAGAACTCTTGAAAGAGAAGTAAGAAGATACAACGAAAACTTCATTCAGAAGGGTCGTGCTCTTGGTGAACTCGGACATCCTGATGGTCCTACCGTAAACCTTGATAGAGTTTCCCATAAAATTTGTGAACTTTATAGAGATGGAAGCAATTTTATTGGAAAAGCAAAAATTCTTGAAACTCCAATGGGCAAAATTGCTTCATCTCTTCTTGGTGAAGGAGTAATGCTTGGCGTTTCTTCTCGTGGTGTTGGTTCACTACTTCCAACAAATGAAGGTTATTCAGTTGTTGGTGAAGACTTTATGTTAGCAACTGCTGCTGATATTGTTGCTGATCCTTCTGCACCTGATGCATTTGTTTCCGGAATTATGGAAGGAAAAGAGTGGGTTTGGGATGGAGGAATTCTTCGTGAGCAACTAGCACAGAAGACCTATAAGAGAATAAATACCTTAGTTGATCAAAAGGCACTTGATGAACAGAAGTTAAATCTGTTTCAAGACTTTTTATCAAATCTTTAATTTATAAATAAATATAGAATCACGATATAAGTAAAATCGGAGAGTTCAAATGTCCCGTGGTAAAAATTTACAAGAAATGGAAACAGGCACTAAACAATCTAAAACTGCTGTGAATGCTAATGCTTCTGCAGCAGAACCAATGCACAAACTTGCACCTGGTGCAGTTGCTGGTCAAACCGGTAATTGGGAAGACCTTGGTGGTCCTACTCCAGAAAACTATAAGTCCACCGATGATTCAGCAAAGCTGAAGACTCCTGGAGCAACTTTAGCACAAGTTAAAGATGTAGTTAACAAAGGTGCTAAAGCAGCAGACCCAATGAAGGGAATGAAAGAGGAGTCTGAAGAAATTGAAGATGAAGAGCTCGTAGAAGACGAGTATGAACTCGAAGAGGGTGAAGAGGATCTAGAAGAAGCTGCTAAGAAATCTTCCGAAGAAGATGAGGAAGATGAAGAGGGTGAGGATGAAGAAGACGAGGACGAAGAGGACGAAAAAGAAAAGGCAATGAAGGAAGCATTCATTGCTATTGAAAATGAAATTGAAGAGGATGTAAATGCTCTTCTATCTGGTGAAGAACTCTCCGAAGAATTCAGAGACAGAGCAAAGACAGTTTTTGAAGCTGCTTTGAATGCTAGAACTCAGCAAATCGAAGAAGCAATTTCGCATCATTATGAGCAGAGACTTTTTGAAGAAGTCGAAGCAATTAAAGAAGAATTAACTGACAGAATTGATTCCTACCTAGAGTATGTTGCTGACGAGTGGATTCAAGAGAATGCACTTGTAGTTGAGCAAGGAATCAAGACTGATATGACCGAATCATTCCTTGAAGGAATGAAGGGTCTTTTTGAAGAACATTATGTAACAATCCCTGAAGATAGATATGATGTGCTTGAGAGCATGGTAGATAAACTTGATGAAATGGAGACAAAACTCAACGAGCAAATCGAAAGAAATGTTGCTCTAAATAAGAGACTAGCAGAATCAGTAACTGACGTAATTTTTGCGGAAGTTTCTGAAGGACTTGCACTTTCACAGAAAGACAAGCTTGCTTCTCTTGCAGAAAATGTTGAGTTTGGTAGTGAAGAAGACTATCGTGAGAAACTAGTCGCATTGAGGGAATCTTATTTCCCATCTAATGTAGTTACTCAGAGAAGCACTCAAGATTATATGGCTGAAGAGACCGATTACTCACAACCAGTTACTGGAACAATGGGTGCTTATCTTCAGGCACTTGAGAGAGTTTCCAAAAAGTGATTTTTATATCATAACAAAATCAAACTTACAATTTCCATAAAGAGGTAAACCAAAATGCAAATGTTCAATGCAGAGCATCTGCAGGAGAAGTGGGCACCACTCCTAGACTATAATGGTCTAGGTGAAATCAGAGATTCCCACCGTAGAGCAGTTACTGCCGTCCTGCTAGAAAACCAAGAGAGAGCACTCCGTGAAGAGCGTGAGTTCCTCTACGAAACCCCAACTGTAAATACTGACCCATCAGCAACTGGTGCTGCAGGTTTCAGTGGTGGAGCATCATCACCTGTTGCAGGTTTTGATCCAGTTCTAATTTCACTCATTCGTCGTTCAATGCCTAACTTGGTCGCATATGACCTCGCAGGCGTTCAACCAATGAATGCTCCAACTGGTCTCATCTTCGCAATGCGTTCGAAGTATGTTGATCAGAACGGTGCAGAAGCACTATTCAACGAAGCAGATACCGCATTCTCTGGTCAGAATGCTGGTTATGGCAACACTGCTGGTATGACCAATTCAGGTGCTGGTTTTGGTACTACTACACAAACAGGTTCAAACCCAGGTGTTCTCACCCCAGCTGGTGGAACCTACAATGTAGGTCAGGGTATGAGCACCTCTGAGTCAGAAGCACTTGATGGCAGTGGTTCTTCAGCATTCAACGAGATGGCATTCTCAATTGAGAAAGTCACCGTTACTGCAAAGTCCAGAGCACTTAAGGCTGAGTACTCACTAGAGCTTGCACAAGACCTCAAGGCAATCCATGGTCTGAATGCTGAGGCTGAGTTAGCAAATATTCTCTCAACAGAGATTCTTGCTGAAATCAACCGTGAAGTTATCAGAACCATCTACAAGATTGCTGAGCAGGGTGCAACCCTCAATACTGCAACTTCAGGTGTATTTGACCTTGACGTTGATTCCAACGGTCGTTGGTCAGTTGAGAAGTTCAAGGGTCTTATCTTCCAAATCGAGCGTGATGCAAACCAGATTGCACAAAGAACTCGTAGAGGAAAGGGCAACATGATTCTCTGCTCCGCAGACGTTGCTTCAGCACTCACCCACGCAGGACTTCTTGACTACACCCCTGCACTCAATGCAAACCTCAACGTTGATGACACTGGCAACACCTTCGCAGGTGTGCTCAATGGTCGTTACAAGGTTTATATTGACCCATATGCAGCAAACAACAGTGCTAACCAGTACTACGTTGTTGGTTATAAGGGTTCTTCACCTTATGATGCAGGTCTCTTCTACTGCCCATATGTACCTCTCCAGATGGTACGTGCAGTTGGTGAGAACAGCTTCCAGCCAAAAATCGGATTTAAGACTCGTTATGGTATCGTTGCAAACCCATTTGCTGAAGGTACTAATGCTGGTCTTGGTCGTCTTGAGGCAAACAGCAACCGTTACTACAGAAGAGTACGTGTTGACAACCTAATGTGATCCATCACTAGGTTTTTTGAGAGGGTCTTCGGACCCTCTTTTTTTATGCAAATAAATAATAATATAAAAATTGATTGTTATTTTAATAATGGAAACAAGAACTCCACTACAAAAACAACTGTCAAATAGAAATAATCTTTCCCCAACTGGGTTTAAATTTTCTTTGGCAAAATATCCAAAAATAGATTTTTTTTCAAATACTGCAGTAATTCCAGAAATTAATTTGGGTGTAGCAGTCCAACCAACATATCTCAATAAAATATCTTTTGGTGATTTTTCTCTTACATTTATGGTAAATGAAGATATGGAAAATTACCTTTTAGTTTATAATTGGATAAGAGGATTTGGTTATCCAGAAAGTGCGGAAGAATATCAACAATTATTAAACTCTGACGAGAATTCAAAAGGAAAGCAAACAGCAATATCGGGAATGTCGGATGGTTCTCTTCTAATATACAATAGCAGTTATAATCCAATTGCAAAAGTTGTATTTAAGGATATGTTCCCAACTTCACTTTCGTCATTAGATTTTGATGCAAAAAGCATAGATGTAAATTATCTAAGTGCTCAAGTTAATTTTAAATATACGATATACAATATTGAAAGAATTTAACATTTTTTATTATTATTATGAACATTGAAGAAATACAATCTCTTTGGGAACTGGATTCGAAAATAGATCCAGATAATTTGCATAATGAATCTTTGAAAATTCCATCACTACATTCAAAATATTATAATATCTACAATAATATTCTCCTTTTAAAGAAAATGGAGGAGAATAAATATAAAATTTTAAAAAAAGAAAAATGGTTATATTACTCTGGAAAAGCAGACCCAGATGTATATAAAGATGATCCATTTGATCATAAAGTGTTAAAACCAGATATCGATAAGTACATGGATGCTGATACTGATATTATTAAATCAGTATCAAAAATTGAGTATTATCAAACTATGTTAAATTTTTTAGATAGTATTTTAAAAACAATTTTAAACAGGACTTATCAAATTAAGAATGCAATAGAATACATGAGGTTTACTGCTGGATATGGATGATATTATTATTCAAAAAAAGAACGAAGTTTATTTAAAATTACAGGCAGAACCTCACATATTTCAAGAGTTGTCTGAATATTTTACTTTTGAGGTTCCCGGATCTAAATTCATGCCCCAATATAGAAGCAAATATTGGGATGGAAAAATACGTTTATTTTCTACTCATACTGGAGAAATATATGTAGGTTTGCTCGACAAAATAGTTTCTTGGGCAAAAAAGTTTGATTATTCTGTCAAATTTAAAGATAATAAATTTTATGGAACACCGCTAGAAGAGAATGAACTAGTCTCTCATGAGGGAGTTAAGGAATACATGACTCGTATTTCTAAACACAAACCAAGAGATTATCAAATAAATGCAGTTTATGATGCATTAAAATACAACAGAAAACTTTTAATTTCCCCAACTGCATCAGGAAAATCTTTAATGATCTATTCTGTAGTTAGATATTTTACAGAAAAAGATAACAAAATTCTTTTGGTAGTACCAACAACATCTTTAGTTGAACAGATGTATAAAGATTTTGAAGATTATGGTTGGGATGCAGAATATCATTGTCATAAAATATATTCAGGGAGAGAAAAAAATACTAATAAGAATGTAGTTATAACAACTTGGCAATCAATTTATAATTTACCTAGGAGTTTTTTTGCCGACTTTAATGTAATTATTGGTGATGAAGCTCATTTATTTAAATCAAAATCTTTGGTTAATATTATGACTAAGTGTGATAATGCTAAGTATAGATTTGGATTTACGGGAACTTTAGATGGATCACAAACTCATAAATGGGTATTAGAAGGATTATTTGGTCCATCTTATAAAGTAACTCAAACAAAAGAACTTATAGAGAAAGGGCATTTATCAAAATTACAAATAAAAATATTACTCCTAAAACACAATGAGCATCAATTTAATGAATATGAGGATGAAATTCAATATTTAATTACCCACAATAAAAGAAATAATTTTATTAAAAATTTAGCATTAGATTTAAAAGGAAACACTTTAGTTCTTTTCAATAGAGTTGAATCTCATGGTCTTCCATTATACGAACTCATAAATAATTCAGCAAAAGAAAATAGAAAAATATTTTTTGTTCATGGTGGAGTTGATGTTGAACAAAGGGAAAAAGTT